GATACAGCTAGAGTTGAGCCTTTCATCGTCTGCCATTAACGAGGCATCGAGACATGGCTCTCCTAGAGATCGATCAGATAGTAAAGGGTCTGTCAAAGGATCTTGATCTATCTTATCCTGATGCGAGTTACTTACGTCAACGGACTAGGTCCGAAGGCGTTAGTTTCCTCACAAAAACCTTACCAAAATATGCGAAGTTCGTACTTGCAGGAATCCAAGCCGGTAAGCTTGGCCCTGCTCACGAGCTTTCACATTTTTCTTGGAAAGGCGGTCTCCCAAAATTTCTAAAGGGTTTCCTTTCAGATATTTTTGATCGAGATGGTTCCTTAAAGGAAAACGCATGCCCTGTTGCACTTTATGCAATTAGGCAAGCTTGCGAGTATTTCTACAAACTTGCGCTTCCTTTTGGACAGGATGACCTCGAGGCTGCTGCTCTCAATTTTATTGCAACAGACAGCGAGGTTATTTCTGCTTATGACGTACCCCAAGAAACCAGAACCCGACTCCGTCGCAACCTGGAAACTTATTACAGTTTACCTAGTCGTGTCGAAGACGTTCTTTCTGATTCTCGTCCAAGGTTTGGTCCCGGAACTTATTCCGGACATGCCAAGCTTGGAGTTCCATTTTACCTACATAAAAAGTGGGTTGGAACGGCTACTACCATACCCGTGAAGTATCAAGGGATATCGGGCTTTTTCAAACAATACCCGTCTTCTCCTGATAGAATTAAGTATGGAGATGACTCCGCTTTGACAAGCGAGGTCCTATTCGTACCTAAGGATTCACGTGGACCCCGGACAATCATCCGTGAGCCTTTGCATTCCTTACGGTTGCAGATGGCTTATTTTGATTTTCTGAGCGCTCACCTTGAGAAGGTCACTTGTGGCCGGATCAATTTCCAAGACCAGCAAGTCAACCAAAGGCTTGCGCAACAGGGATCCATTGATTGTAGATGGGCGACCTTAGATCTTAAGGAAGCCTCTGATCGTGTTTCTTACTCCCTCTGCGAAGAACTTCTTCGCAACACTAGTCTTGCATATTTCCTAAAACATCGCACACCGGTGGCAAAATTGCCTGACGGTACACTATGTAGGATGCGCAAGCTAGCAGGAATGGGGAGTGGACTCACCTTCGCGACAATGGCCCTTCTGATCCATGTAACAATCGCAACTGAGATATCTCGCCGACTAGCAATCGGTTTCAAAGATGCCTCACGCATGGTCTATGTGTACGGTGATGATATCATCGTACCCACTACATGCGCTCACTGGGCGAAAAGAGCCCTTAGTGAGGTAGGTTTACTCGTGAATGACCAAAAATCATACACGCACCAATCAAGGTCCGCATTTCGCGAATCTTGTGGCGGCGATTATTTCAATGGGTCCGAAGTTGCACCTGTTCGATTAAAGCTCTCGGCTGGTGTCGAAGCTAAAGGGGCTTTTCTCCAGGTTAATAAACCTGGTGCCTTACTTCAGCTGGAACGCCATGCTAGAGAGTTGGTAAAGTCGGGGATGCACTGCACCTCCGAAGTTATCTATACTTTTCTCGAACGTGCATTAGGCCCACTTCCACTCGGCTCGGGCGAAACCCCAGTCTTGTGTAGGTGGGTAATTGGAGACCTGTCTCATCTCTACCCCAAAAATAAAACGGGGCGATTTAAGACGGTTAGGAACTGCTACGTTCCGATACCTGTTGCTAAGGATCATCCAAATTACGACCCTTGGGCTAGGATCTCTCGGAAGTTTTCCGATCGAACCCCGCTTTGGGAGCGTAATCTCTTTGGACGATTGGAGGTCTGCACGGAGGTACAAATTCCGCGCAAGATCAAGCTAGTCAGGAGACGCATCTCTGCGTTCCAGCTGGTCTACTGACCAGAATCTAGCCCCGGTAACCCGTAAGGGCCCTAATAAAAAGGTATCTTCTCAATAGAAGTGGAGTCAGGGAAAGCCTTCCCCTG